CAATTCCATGGCTGCAGATTCCTGCGCCTGGTCCAAATCAATACCAGTTACTGAAGTAGGAAACGCATTTATAAGTTTCACTCCATATACTGGCACATTTTCTGCATCTATCTGTTGTATTATAACATCACATGCGAAATCTTTTTTATATCCTACTTGATAGGAATCTAAATTAACTATTGATGATACCCAATCATCCATCATTCTTTTTATATAATAATCATTAGTTAATAAAAATTTTAGAGTAACATCCTCATCTATAACTGCATAAGGAATTGGCACTACTTGTTTTTCTGCCTGATAATCTATTGTTGTAATTTGTCGTCCTGGTATATTTGCACCTTGACATAATAGTGATATATCCCTTGGGTCACTAATTAAACTTTTAGCACTTTGGCCGCCAGCAAGAACACCAATTATTGCAGATGGGCTTAAATTTAATAATGATTGGGTTGGAGGAGTAAACATAACATTGAATCTATTAGATTTTGATAGTCCACCTCTTTTACCT